GAGTAATACCAGGTAGGTTCTTACAAATACTTACAACAAGTGCAGAGTTTACCTTATCTGGTGGTACACAAGGGGCTGCTGTTACACCTACATCAGTAAACGTATTACGAGAAACTACTTTTGGTACATCTAATGTACGCCCACTTAGAGCAGGGGCAAGTACCATATTAGTGCAAAAGAGTGGTGAGAAAGTAAAAGAAGTTACTTTTGATTTAAATACAGATGGTCTGGTGGGAAGAGACTTAACTATATTAGGAGAGCATCTAGCTAAAGGCGGTTTAACCGATATGGTATGGCAACAAGAGCCAGAACTTATTTTATGGTTTGTGCGTTTTGATGGAGTATTAATAGGTCTTAGCTATGACCCTGCAAACAATACAGTTGGTTGGCATCAGCATCCATTTGGTAATTCAGGTGTGGTAGAAAGTGTAACATCCATTCCTAGCGGTACAGAAGACCAAGTATATTTATCGGTAAAGCGTACTATCAATAGTATTACAACAAGACATATCGTATATCTTAAATCATTTAATTTTAGTCAGAAAGTAAGAGATGTTTTCTTTGTTGACTCAGGTGTTACCATAGAAAACACAGCTAAGACGATTACAGCTGCGTCATTATCTACAGACCAAGTAAGCAGTGTTACAATAGACCATCAGACAGTTACCATTACATCTTCTTCACATGGTTTTAGTAATGGAGATGATGTGGTTATCAATGATGTTGTGGGAATGACAGAACTAAATGGCGATAGTTTTACCGTATTTAACTCGCAAACAAATACATTCGAGTTGGCAAACCCAGCAACTAAAAGCATCAAATCAATTACCAAAGCTAACCCTGCTAACATCAATATTGACAATCATGGCTTTGCTACCAATGACCAGATAGCCATATTTGATATAACAGGTATGACAACGGTTAATAATACAGGAGTTATCGTAACCAAAGTAGATAATAATAATTTCACGATAGGTGTTGATTTAAGTGCAGTAAGTGGATTCCCAGCAGCCAAAGTAAATAATGGCAGTGGTATAACCAGTGGTGCTACAGTCATTGATATCGATAATGTGTCAGGTACAATATCTACAGGTATGGTAGTTACAGGAACAAACATTGCTTCGGGAACAACCGTTGTTGCGTTAGCTGGACAAACTAAGATTACCTTATCTACTGGCACAACAGGTGCAATCAGTGATAATGCAGATTTAGTATTCTTACCGAATAGTGGTGTCGTGCGTAAAGCAACCAATGGTACGCCTTTTACAACCTATATATCAGGCGGTGAAGTACGTAAAAAAGTATCTGCTGTTACAGGCGTAAATCATTTAGAAGGCGAAACAATAGCTGTTTTGGTAGATGGAGCAAGTCATGCAGATAAGACTGTTACAAATGGCAGTATCACACTAGATAGAACTGGCGGTGTAATTCATGTTGGGTATAACTATGACTCTTTAGTTAAGACTTTGCGTATGGAAGGTGGTGCAGAAGACGGTATATCACAAGGAAAGATAAAAAGAATACATGGCGTAACAGCACGATTTATAGATACAGTTGGTGCAGAAACAGGGCCAGATGTAGATAATCTTGACCGTATGCCATTCAGAGATAGCAGTATGGCTATGGATGGCCCGATACCATTATTTAATGGCGATAAAGAGATATTCTTTCCATCTGGGTATGATAATGATGCACAGGTTGTTATAAGACAAAACCAACCTTTACCTATGACCATACTTGCAATTATGAGAAGGTCTAATACATTCGATGCTTAAACTAAGAACATTTGATAAAAAAGATATAGATAACATAGACTTAGAGTTTGTTATTGAAAAGCAACACAAAGATGCTTTCATCGCACCAGAGCGCATACATGGTTATACCTTAATGTATGATGATGTTATATTAGGTATGGGCGGTATTCATTTTATGTGGGGCAAGGTTGCAGAAGGTTGGTTTTTTATATCTAAACTAGGTAAGGTAAAATACAAATCTGTGGTAAAGCATACCTATTATATGTTTGATGTAATAGAAACAGAAAACAATATTAATAGAATACAGGCTAGTGTTTCAGCAGATGACCCAACAGCAATACGATTTGCAAAATGGCTTGGGTTTGAGAATGAGGGTTTGATGAGACAATATGGTGTAGATGGCGGTGATTATTACCGCATGGCGAGGATAAAGTAATGAGTGCTTTACAAGCAATCGCAGTAGGTGGTCAGGTTCTTGGCGGTATCATGGGTGCAAAAGGTGCAAACGCAGCTGCACAATCTGCACAAGCAGTTGCTGAATATAATGCACAGGTTGCTGAAAATGAAGCAATCCTTCTAGCAAGACAAAAAAGAGAAGAAGAAGCTGCGCTCAGAAGGCAGTCTGACAGGCTTATAAGCACTCAGAGAGTCGCTACAGCAACTTCTGGTATCAGAATGTCTGGCAGTCCGTTACAGGCTCTAGCAGATGCTTATTTCAACACAGAGAAAGATGCAGCTAGAATACAATACGCATCAAGCATACAGCAAATGCAAAAGGAATCAGAGGCAACTTTATCAAGGCTTGAAGGACAAGCAACAGCGCAAGCATTAAGAATACAAGGACAACAATCACTGCTTGGTGGATTTACCGATGCAGCAGCAACAGGAGCAAGTTTCGTCTGATGCCTAGAATACCATTATATAATCAAGGCGTAGGCCCAACACAAGGATTAGCTGCTGGTCAGTTATCGCCAAGAGCAAACACAACAGCCTTTACCGCACCAGGTAGAGCCTTTGCAGGGTTTCAGCAAACACTATCAAAAGCAGGAAAAGTAGCTGCTGACTTTGAACTAGCACAACAAAAGATAAATGCAGATACGTTAGATACTGAAGTAAAATCTATATTAGATGAAGAGTTTTCTAAATTAGAAAGACAAGAGTTAGATGACGTATCTTTGTATGAAGAAGAGTTAGGAAAAATACAAGAAACAATAAATACTAAAATTGAAACTACTCCAAGAATAAACTCAAGATTAAAATCAACGGTTCAAAACAATTTTGATACACGCTTTTCGGCTTTATCTGTTGGTGGAAAGCAAGTTACTTTTGAAAGAAAAAGAACAAATTTAGCCAATTCATTTATAAAAGGATTAAATTCAAACACTGAAAATGCACGAAAAAATCCAGATTTAGCTGAAGCACTAAGGTCAGATTCACAATTTATTTTCCAAAATGCAAGAGAAGCTGGTGTGGAAACTATGCTTCCAATAACTTTTCAAGAATATTTTTCAAATTTTAAATCGGAACAAATAGCTATTGGTTTGATAAATACACAAGAAAAGGTGCAAAATAAAACTCTTACATTAGCACAAGCGCAAGAAAACTTTAATGACGTAGAAAAACAAATAAAAGAAAGTTCTCGTTTAAATGAAATTACATTTCAAAAGGAGCAAGATTTATTAGCTGATTTACAATCTGTCAGACAAAACTCAGAAACAATCTTTCTTGATAATAGTCTTGAAGTCGTTCAATTTAATTTTCCAAATTTTGATATTGGCACAGTAAACACAATTCAAAGTGGTCTGCAAAAAGGAGAAACAGAGTTTGTTGTAAAAGATGAACAGGGGAATGACAGGCAGATATCATTTGAAGGATTATCACAAGCAAGTTTAAATGAAATAAATGATGAACTTATTAAATTAACAAGTGCCAAAAGAATTCTTGAAAGAGATAATATCATTGGGTTTCTTGGAGAAATGCAAAAAGATGGTGCGCCAAATGAAGATTTTCAACAAGCAGCAGATGCTTTGAGAGATGGAGAAGATTTCACTTACTCAAAACAAGATGGCTCAGTAATTTCTTTTAATTCCTCTTTTTTAAAACAAGCAGTTCAACAGGAACTTTCACAGTTTACAAATAATTTTTTAGAAGACCCTGAAGAATTATCTCAAATAACAATACAAGAGTTTGGTGAAAAAGTAATAAATTCAATTAACTCAAAACCAGATATTGAAAATATCATTCTTGGGCGTTCTGATAATATGAGTCAAAATGAATCAGAAGAAATTACTGCGATAACATTACAAACATTGACTCAATCTACGGTACGAAAGTTACAAGTTACACAGGATGAAAATGAACGTGCAGTGTTGTTAGATAGACTAAATGATATTGAACAAATATTAACAAGCCCATTAAATGACCAACAACCTTTTGAATTTAGAACAGATAATATTGGTAAAATAGCAAACAGCACTTTAAATCAAATATCTGAAATTGAAAAAGAAATTTTCAAACAGAATGTTGAGGAATCAAAAAAAGAAACTATAAAACAGACTATTGAACAAGGCAAGACATCATCTTTAAAATCAATAGGTGTCCCACAATCAGAAATAGACGAAGTTGCTTTACAAACAATGTTTGAAAAAGATGATGATGAAAATTTAAGTGCAGAAGAAAAAACAAAATTAATTGTCAACATTGCTGAAGATACCGGAACAAAATATGTAAGATGGTCAACTTTGTTGGGAGAAGGTTATAAAAACGGTATAAATGCTAATTTGACCCCAGAATCAGAAGATTTCAATTCAATTATTGAAGGGTACAATCTGTATCAGTTTTTAAAAAACTATAAAACAGTTTTAGGTAATCATGCTAAGCCAGAACAAAGAGTATTTTATGATGAGTTAGAAAATAGATTGCCTTTTGAACCGATTGAAAAAGCAATATTAAATACTAGAAAAACATTAGAACTAAAGTTTCCAGACGATATTGCAAACGCACAGTTAAATGATGCAATGGATAATTTACAAAAAGATTTTGACAAAGGATTTCTTGGATTTTTTGGAGGAGAAGAACCGTTAAACAGAGTTGCAGCGCAAAACATTCTTAAAGAAAGAGCAAAGGATTATTTGCAAATAGGAGAAGCTAGAACTGGAAAAGAAGCTCTTCAAAAAGCAAGTGAGGATATCTTGCTTGATTATGTTTTTGTGGAAGGGCATTACCAAATAAAAGATGATTTTAATACAAATGAATCTTTATTTAAAATTAGTATTGAAGAAACTAAAAAAATGTTACTGGAAGAATCTTCTAATAAAGTAAGAGAAAAAGTAATTTTAGACCCACTAGAACAATACGAAGCAAAAGATTTAAAAATTGTAAAAAGTGAATTTTTTGATAAATACATTATTACAGATGACGGCGGAAGACCAATTGATGGCATCGTACTTAATGAAAAAGGTGAGGATACATTAATTAGAAGATTGATTACAATTACACCAGAACAAATGAGAGAACTTGGTGAAAAAAATATAGAAGAAGGTCTGATACAAAAAAGAAAAGAAATTCAACAAAAACAAATAGATAACCTTAATAAAAAGCCAACACCTCTTGGAAAAGATGTTCAATCTGTAAAGAAATTTTATAATGAAAGTTTGTTAAAAAAAGATTTTGAATCTTTTGTTAAAGCACTTCAACAAGCAGAAGAAAACGCTGACAAGTTTCGTAATAAAAAAGGTATTGTAAATGAATGATATTTTCAATACACCTTTAAGAAAATCCTTTAGACGAGTTCTTGCTGATGAAAAACGGTTCGTTGCAAGACAACAAAAAATAGCAGAAGAACAAAACAGAGTTGGTTTCTTTGATGCAGCACAAGCAGCATTGGAAAAAGAAAATAGTTTGTATTGGTTTTTAAGTGGTCTTAATAAAGACGATTATGAAACAGATACATCTAACTGGCTTGATGACAAAACATTTGATGAACTTACAGAAGGTCTGCCAGAGGAAAGTTGGGATTATTTAGAAGAAACTGTAAATCTTAAACACGCAAAAGACCTTAGAGTAAAAGCATTAAAGAGTTTAGAGAATGAACAAACACTTCAATCGTATGGATATGGTGGTGTTGCATTACGAGTTAGTGCAGCTTTAACAGACCCATTAGCGATAGGTGCAAGTGTCGTAACAGGTGGTGCATTAGGTCCAGCCATCTGGGGTTCAAAGGCAACCCGATTAGGAAATGCCTTTCGTGGTGCATTGGGTGGTGCAACAACAAACGCTGCTATTGAAGGATATCTTGTTAGCCAAGACCCAGTAAAAGACCCTTATGATATTTTGTATGGTACAGCAGCAGGATTGCTTCTTGGTGGTGCGTTTGGCGGTTTGGCAAAAACAGCACAGCCAGATTTAGAAGATGCAATAGTTGGTTTGAAAAAAGCAACAGAAGATGCACAAGTTATTGATTATGCAGAACAAATGAGAAGGCAGTTTGGAGATGACCCACAAGTGCAAAATTTACTTGGCTCTACTGCATTATCTACAGGTATGAACCGATGGGCAGATGATATTCAAATACCGAATATGGCTACAAAAAAAGATTTTGATAGTTTAGAAAATGCTCCTTTTTCTATAGGCAATCTTCTAATCAGATTTGATATGGTTGGCAGAATGAAACAAAGTTTGTTGAATACAGTGAGAAAAGCAGCATCTTTATTTGGCGAAGATGGTGTTGGTTTTAACAGAAACAATGCAACCATGTCACCGACAGCAGATATTAAAAGAACGATCCTTTACAACACAGAAAGAGGAAAAGTAGCAGAAGTATTTAATCCTGCTGTAAAACAGCAAGCAAAAACAGATGGTGTGAATATTGTTCAAAGAAATTTTACAAGCTATAGACAAAGATTTGCAGAACAGGTAGCAGACCAAATAGAAAATCCAAGAGCAGATGTTTCAGATGCTGTAAAAAAAGCAGCTAATGTAATTTCTTTATCTTTTAGAGAACTTTTAAGAAGAGCAAAATCGGCTGGTGTAAAAGGGTTTGAGTCAATACCAGAAAACTTGAGATACTTTACCCATCTCTGGCAACCATTTAAATTTAAAGAATTCTCTGTTACTTATGGTGAGCAGAATGTAGTTAAATTATTAAAACAATCGTTATTAAATGGAGACCCAGATTTAACAGATGAGTTAGCTGAAAATATTGCTACTGGTATGGTAAGAAAAATTAAAAAATCAGAGTTTGGAAAAGACTCTGGACTGGCTCGTATATTTACAACAGATGAAAAAGACATTCTAAAAGATATATTAGTTGAAGAAGAAATACTTACAGAAGACCAAGCGCAACGACTTATAAATCTGTTTGGGAGAACACCTCTTGGAGAACCAGCAAGAGCTAAAAGAAGGTTAAAAATTGATGTAGATGCAGAACTTGCGCTCCCTGATGGAAACATTCTTCGTGTAAAAGATTTGATGAACAGAGATGCAGAACAAGTATATGATACCTATGCACAACAATTATCTGGACGCATTGCACTTGCAGAGATTGGTATAAAATCAGAAGATGATTTCAGGCAACTGAAAAGAAATATTGACGCTGAAGCCAAAGAAAAAGGCTTAGAAGAAGAAGCAAAAAAACAAGTCGAAAGTTTGGAAATACTGCATGATTTGTTGCTGGGAAGAAACCCATCATCTGCACCACTTAATGCTAAAGCAGGAAGTAAAACAGCACGAGTAGCGAGATTAATTGCTGATTACAATTTTATTAGATTAATGAATCAAGTAGGATTTGCACAAGTTGCAGAGCTTGGAAACATTATCACTCTTGGCGGTGTAAGAGGTCTAGCACAAGTGATTCCTGAGTTTGGCTCTTTGATACGAAGAACAAAAAATGGAGAATTACAAGACCAAGTTGCAAGAGATATTGTTAATTTTTTGGGTGTTGGTAATGAACGTGCTATTAACCAAGCATTTAATCGTTTTGACCCTGTTGAAAATTATGTATCACAAAACACTACTTTTTTTGATAAAACAATCGAAGGTGCTATCTCCTTTCTTCAACCTCTCAAAAGGGTCACAGCAGATATATCAGGAATGGCCCCAATAACACTTATGTTAGAACGTGCTGCTGCACGAACTGCCATGCAAAATATAACAGATGCGGCATTTAAATCAACGAAGATTTCAGCTAAACGATTGGCTGGTCTTGGATTAGACGAAGATATGGCTGATAGAGTTTATAATCAAATACGCAAACACGCTGTTACTGTAAAATCACCTTTCTTCAGAAATCAAAAACTACGACAGACAAACATGGAAGAGTGGACAGATACAGAAGCAAGAGATGCGTTTACCGTTGCTGTTGTAAGAATGACAAGAAGAAGCATACAACAAAATGATTTAGGTAATTTAAATAAATATATGACTGGAACAATGGGTAAACTCATTATTCAGTTTAGAACTTTTATGATTGTATCCTGGACAAAACAAACTTTACATGGTTTGACAGTAAGAGATTTACAGGCAGCGCAAGCATTTGCTGCTGTAACCATGTTTGCTGGAGCTTCATATGTAGCTCAAACACATCTTAATTCTTTAGGAAGAGATGATAAAAATCAATTTCTAGAAGAAAGATTAAATCCTTTAGAAATAGCAAAAGCTGCTTTTCAAAGAAGTAGTTACGCATCGTTAGTTCCAGCTATTGTTGATACAGGCGCACTTTTTTATACAACAGAACCTGTCTTTGCATACGGAAGAACAACAGGTCTAGCTTCAAATTTAATTAATGGAATACCATCTGTTGATTTAGCAAATAAACTTAGTAAAGCAGTTTTAGGTGGCAGTAGGGCCATATTAAATGACGATTTTCAATGGTCAAAATCACATCAAAGAGCTTTAAATTCATCTTTGTTTTTGCAAAATGCTATTGGTGTAAGGAACGCATTTCAAAAACTTGTTGACATTGCACCAGAATCACAAAGGGTAGAGTAGCACTTTGCTGACACAAGAAAATAAGGTATAAGGATTTAAGTAGGAGTAGATATGACAGTCAGTAGCACTACAACAAAAGTCAGCTATAGCGGTGATGGCACTACCTCTGCTTTTGCCTATAGTTTCAAGATATTCCTAGATACAGAATTAAAGGTTATCGTAAGAACAGATAGCACTGGTGCAGAAGTTACTAAAACAATCAACACAGATTATCTTGTAAGCAATGCTGGTGAGCAAGATGGTGGCACTGTTACGTTTAAGTTTGATACTGGTAATTCTGATGATAGTAATTACGATACAACAGACAGAAGACCACAAAGCGGTGAGACTGTATTGCTTAAACGTGTAATGACACTTACGCAAAACACAGACTATACACCTAATGATAGCTTTCCAGCTGCTGCACATGAAGATGCACTAGATAAACTTACATTTATAAATCAACAGCAACAAGAAGAGTTAGATAGAACATTTAAGTTTGCAGAAACAGATGTAGATGCACAGGATTTACCAGCATCAGCAGAACGAGCAAATAAATATTTAGGTTTTAATTCAGAGGGTAATGCTATTGCAGTGGATGGTACTACCAATGCAACAACCATATCTACTTTTGGTGCAACATTAGTTGATGATGCAAATGCAAGTGCAGCTAGAACCACGTTAGGATTAGGTTCATTAGCTGTTTTAAGTGCAGTTGCAGATGACAGTGTTACAAATGCAATGATGGCAAATGATAGTGTAGGAGCAGATGAATTAATAGATAATTCAGTTGGTGCTGCTGCTATAAATATTTCTGGTAATGGCTCATCTGGTCAAAGAGTTGTTTCAGATGGAGATGGTAGTTTTAGTTATTCGACTTTTACCGTTGCAACAGTTCAAAGAATTACAAGCTCTGGCACATGGAATAAACCTTCTGGGTGCATGTTTGTAAGAGTAACCGTTGTTGGCGGTGGTGGCGGTGGTGGTGGTCTTGATGGTAATAGTAATAGTCAAGAATTATTTTCTGGAAGTGGCGGTGGCGGTGGCACTGCAATATCAATGATAGATGTATCAAGCGTTTCTTCAGTTTCTGTAACAGTTGGGGCTGGTGGTGCTGGGGGTGCAACTGCAAATGATGGTGCAACAGGTGGCACAAGTAGTTTTGGAAGTTATTTATCGGCTACAGGAGGTCTAGGCGGTCAATTTATTGCTACAGCAAATGAAATAACTACTTCTGGTGTGCCTGGTATAGGTGGTGAAGGCTCTAGCGGAAATATATTAAATGCAAGAGGAGGTGTTGGACATTATATAGGAAGGTCACAAGCTCCTGGTGGTAGGAACAATAATACTACTCAGTCTATGTTGCTACATGGCGGTTCAACTTTAATAGGAAATGCTGTTTTTCATCTTATTACTGATATAAGCACTGCTGTTGCCACCAATGGCACTGAAGTTACACCAGATGCGAATACTGGTGTTGGCGGAAGTGGCGCAAGAACTCACGATAGGACAGGCTCAAATGGTCATGCAACAGGTGGTTCTGGTGCTTCTGGCGTTGTAATAGTAGAGGAGTTTTATTCGTGAAAGCATTGGTTTTTAAAAATAAAGTTGTTGATTTAGCATCAGTTGCTTTTGAAGTAGCTCCAACTATGACTTGGGTTGATTGTTCGGATGATGTAAAAACTGGTTGGAATTATGACGGCAGTAATTTTAGCAATCCCGAAACAAATCCAACAAATGAAGAACTTGCTTTCGATGCAAGAGAGCAAAGAGATTTTTTATTATATCAAAGTGATTGGACTCAAGCATCAGACAGTCCTTTAACAGATTCTCAAAAAACATCATGGGCTACATATAGACAATCTTTAAGAGATATATCTGGTCAGTCTAATTTTCCAACAACTATAACTTGGCCTACAAAACCGTAGAGGATTGTTATGACAGTTACAACAACGACAACAACAAATACATACACAGGCGATGGGTCTACTACTGCTTTTAGTTTTACCTTTGAGATATTAGAAACAACAGATATCAAAGTTATTGTTGTAACAACAGCAACAGGTGCAGAGTCTGTCAGGTCTATAGGCACAGGTAGTACAAATTATGCAGTAACAGGTACTGGTAATGTTAATGGTGGTACAGTTACTTTTGTTACTGCGCCTACGGCAAGTGAAACCGTGTTTTTAATGCGTAATATGAGTTTTACACAGCCTACAAATTACAGAGTAAATGACCCATTCCCAGCAGAAACACATGAAAATGCCCTTGATAGAATGGCATTGCAAATACAGCAGATAGGAAGGCGATTAGATAGAGCTTTACTTAGACCAGAATCAGACACCACATCTGGCACATTGCCAGTAAATGCAACTCTCAAAGGTAAATTTCTTAAATTTAATTCATCTACTGGTGTACCAGAAACAGATACAGTGAAAGGTTTTACTGGTGGTAGTTATGCAAGTGGTACTGGTATAATAACATTTACTAGTGATGATGGGTTAGGATTTGCAACTTCTGATTTAAGAGGTGCATCCACGACAGCAACATCTAGTGCAAATGGTTTAATGTCTAGTTCTGATAAATCTAAACTAGATGCTATAGAAGCCAGTGCAACAGCAGACCAGACTGCGAGTGAAATACTTACATTGATAAAAACAGTGGATGGTGGTTCATCTGGTTTAGATAGTGATTTGCTTGATGGGCAAGAGGGAAGTCACTATTTAGATGCTGGTAATCTTACAGGCACAGTAGCAAATGCAAGATTAGATGCACAACTGCAAGATGTGGCTGGATTAGCAGTTACAGATAGTGGGTTTATTGTAGGAGATGGGTCTAACTTTGTTTTAGAAACTGGTGCTACTGTTAGAACATCACTTGGTCTTGGAACGGCTGCTACATTAGATACTGGCATATCCAACACAAATGTTCCTAAGTTTACGAGCGGTGTAGCAGATGATGACTTCTTGCGTGTAAATGGTACAGCCATAGAAGGACGTTCAGCTAGTGAGGTGCTGTCAGACATAGGAGGTCAAGCCTCACTTACTTTTGGTATATCAAATACCAATGCAGTAAAAATAGATAGCTCGTCCGTAGCTGATGACGAGTTTGCACGATTTACATCAAGTGGTCTTGAGAGTAGGTCTGCTAGTGAAGTTCTTTCTGATATAGGTGGACAAGCAAGTTTAACTTTTGGAATATCGAATACTAATGCCGTTAAGATTGATAGCTCTTCAGTAGCAGATGATGAATATGCTCGTTTTACAGCCAATGGCTTAGAAAGTAGAAGTACGTCTGAAGTATTGTCAGATATAGCAGCTATGCCTTTGGCTGGTGGTACATTTAGTAATGATGTAACATTTAGCGATGACGTTAAAGCAATATTTGGAACAGGCTCTGATTTAGAAATATATCACGATGGTTCTGGCTCAATAATACACGACAATGGAACTGGTGCGCTTTTAGTAAGAACAAATAATTTTAAAGTTAATAATGCTGGTAATTCAGAAAAAATCCTGCATGGTGTAGAAAATGGCGCAGTAGAACTTTACCATGACAACAGCAAGAAGTTAGAAACTACATCAAGCGGTGCGACAGTAACAGGCACGTTAGTGGCTGATGGTCTTACTATGGGGGATAGTGAGAGTATTACATTAGGAGATGGTAGTGATTTTACTATATTGCACAGCGGTAGTGCTTCTATAATAAGAGAAACAGGGGCGGCAGAATTATTTTTACAAGATAATCAATCAATTAAAATTACTAAAGTAAATGCCACAGAAACAATGGCTGTTTTCGTACCTGATGGAGCAGTAGAGCTATACCACGATGACAGCAAGAAGCTTGAAACCACATCAGATGGCGCAAGTATAACAGGCGACCTTACCTTAACATCAACCGATGCTGGTGCTACAGAGAACCCAACTTTAGATTTGTATAGAAACAGTGCTAGTCCAGCCGATAGTGATGTTCTTGGGCATATAGATTTTAGCGGTGAGAACAGTGCTGGTGAAAAGATAGTTTATGCACAAATAAACGCGGATGCCGCAGATGTTACTGATGGCACTGAAGATGGCAGAATGGATATATCTGTTATGTCAGGAGGCTCAGAATCCCAACGATTGATATTTCAAGGAAATGGTGTAACACGATTTGTTAATAATGATGTTGAAATTGGTATAGGTCTTTCTCTTAGATTTGAGGGTGCAACAGATGATACTAATGAAACGACCCTCACTGTCACTGACCCCACAAGCGATAACACCATTACCCTACCCGATGCCACAGGCACTGTTGCATTGCAAGAACAAGCATACCAAGCTATTAACGCACAGACAGGCACAACCTATACTACTGTTCTAGCCGATGGTGGTAAGCTAGTTACATTATCCAACGGCTCTGCAATCACCCTTACAATACCACCAAACTCTAGTGTGGCTTATCCTATCGGTACAAAGTTAGATTTTATTCAGATAGGTGCTGGTCAGGTCACAGTTGCTGGTGGCTCTGGTGTTACTGTAAATTCAACACCAACCTTAAAGTTTCGCGCACAACATAGTGGAGCAAGTTGCATCAAGATTGCTACAGATACGTGGCAGTTGGTAGGTGACTTGGCATCAAGCTAATGAATGGTATTCCTTTAGGCATAATGGCATCTGGTCATAAGTTTGATGACACTATTACTTACACTGTTGGCAGTGTAAATACGAATGCTGACTCAGGTGATATTGCAGCACAAACAGTAACATTACCCTCAAATGCAGATAATAGCGATACTAATCCTATAGTAGTTATTGGTGTAAAAACTAATAGAGATGATAGCTCTGCTGAAACCGCAACATTTGTAAATCAGAGTAATTTTACAAGAACAGATTATAAAACAGGGACGAGTTCAAATGATGCTGGTCGTGTTGGTGTATTTATAGGTAATAATGGTCGGGGTGTTTCAAACGCAACAACGTTTACTGTTGATACAACAGACGAAGGATTTGCCCAAACACTTACTAGTTTTTTTATAAAAGCTACAGGGGCAAGCACAATTAGTCTTGTAAATTTAAGAGTTGTAAATTTTCACAACATAGAATTACGTCCACAAGGTGACGATGGTTCATCTAAAGGTGGTACAGTTGTAGCTGGTACAATAAATGTTGGAGACGTCATGGTTTTAGTTACTTATGCTTTTAATAATACAAGCGAAGATTTGCCCACTAAAGTTATACCCTCTGGTTTTACAGAAATATCAGATGCACCATTTGATGCTAATAACGAGTTTAGAGTTGTTTGCAGTTTTAAAACACATGAATCGAGTGATTATGGAAGGACAATTAGCACAATGCAAGGGGAAAGCGAAACAAATTGGCTTTATATTTTTAGAGGTGCGTAATGGAATTAGACGCAATGCTTTTCTGGAATATTATTCTTACGCTTGTGATTGCGCCTATTTTCTGGGCGTTCCGTCAGATGTATGCAGAGGTCAAACGATTACAGTTATTACTCAATGATACTAGAGAGAACTATGCAACCAAGCCAGAACTGCGAGATGATATGAGGCAAGTCATGGACGCATTACATAGGCTTGAGGATAAGCTAGATAGGGCGTTGGAGAAGCACTGATGGTTGACCCAATTTCAGCAATGGCGATAGCTGGGTCTGCTTTTAATGCACTTAAAAAGGGCGTTAGCATAGGCAGAGATATAGAGTCTATGGGCAAGAGTCTTTCGCAATGGATGTCTGCGGTGTCAGACATAGACCGCGCCCATCACGAGGCTAAGAATCCACCGATATTTAAAAAAATCTTTAATGCAAAATCTGTCGAACAAGAAGCTATGGAGTTGTTCACACAAAAGAAACAATTAGAAAACCAGAGAGATGAATTGCGTAGATTAATTAGTAGTATGTTAGGGCCAAATGCCTGGCAAGAATTAATTAAAATGGAGAGGGACATAAGAACCCAGAGACAGGAAACACTATATGCACAAAGAGAAGCACGTAAACATTTCATAGAGATTGTTGCGTTTTTGTTTCTTGGTGTGGTAGTTATTAGTTTTATTATATTTATGGCTTGGCTTTTTTCAAATAGAGGAGAGTTTTAATGGATGCTAAAATTTTAAAATGGAAGATTATGCCACGTCTTATGATGTTGGTAATGACCATCATGTATATAAAAGTTATAGAATGGGGAATGTCATTAGATGATTTAACTACACAGCAAAGTGCTATGATATCGGTAGTGTCAGGCGCAATGACAGGCGCATTTGCTGTTTGGTTAGGGAGTGAAAAATGATACAAGCATTGATAGGGCCAGTATCAGGATTACTAGATAAGTTTGTTGAAGATAAAGACCAGAAGAATGCATTAGCCCATGAAATCGCCACACTCGCAGAAAAACAAGCGCATGAAGCAGCCCTCGCGCAAGTCGAAGTCAACAAGCAAGAAGCCCAGCACAGGTCAATATTTGTTGCTGGATGGCGTCCCTTTACAGGATGGGTCACTGCGTTCGCGCTTGCGTACCACTTCATCATTGCTCCGTTTATTCTTTTCGCAACTGCGATTGCTGGTATTGAAATACCTGAACTACCTAATTTCGACATGGAAACCTTAACAACTATTCTTCTTGGTATGCTTGGATTAGGTGGATTGCGTAGCTTCGAGAAGTACAAGGGAGTATCTAAATGAGAAAGTTTGCCAAAGTTGCTAAGACTAAAAAGGGTGTGCCAAAGAAGTATGTGCGCGGTGCAAAGAATCCTAAGAAAAGAGAAGAAGAAATAAAGCGTACCTCAAAACTATATAGACAGGGTAAACTTACACCAGCTATGATGGATAGAATTAGTAAGATAAGGAGCAAAGGATGAGCAAAGCAGCTGTTATAGCAAAGTATTCTAAGTCATCTGGTATATCCAAAGGCACGTTAGGTAAGGTATATAAAAGAGGATTAGGTGCATATTATTCGAGTGGTAGTAGACCCAAAGTATCAGCGCATCAGTGGGCAGCTGGGAGAGTTCGCAGTTTTGCAACTGGCAAGGGTGGCGCACGTAAGGCAGATGCAGATTTAATCAGAGGCGGTAAAAAGAAAAAGGCAAAAAAGAAATGATGACGAAACAGCAAAAGGCAAAGGTCAAGAAGGTAGCATCTGGCTTGCGTAAGGCATCACGTTCTCATGCAGGGCAAGCTAAATCATTACAATCTTTATTGAAAAAGAAAGGTAAAAAATAATGCCAGGTAAGAAACTTTCCCCGAAACAAAAGAAATTAGCTAGAGTAGCCTCACCAAGAGATAAGATTACTGGTGCTGATTTTAAGAAACTTAAAAAGAAAAAGAAATGAACCTAGATAAATTAAGAGAAGAGTTAGCTGAAGATGAGGGGTGTAAGTATGAGATATACCTTGACCATCTGGGCTTGCCTACATTCGGTATCGGACATTTAATTACCAAAGATGATCCAGAATGCAATTTGGAAGTAGGCACAGTCATAGAACAAAGCCGTGTGCAGTCTGCTTTTAATTTAGATATAACAGTTACCATAGAAGATTGCCATAGGTTATATAAAGATTTCAATGAGTTACCAGAAGAAGTTCAGTTAATAGTTGCAAACATGATGTTTAATTTAGGCTATCCAAGACTATCCAAGTTCAAGGGCATGAAGGCAAATGTAGATGCAAGAGACTGGGCTGGTGCAGCAGATGAGATGGTAGATTCAAGATGGTACACACAAGTAACAAACAGAGCCAGACGTTTGGTGGAGAGAATGAGACAGGTAGATGGTAGCGAAACGGTTTCAGAATCCTAGTGGTGGTTTAAACAGGGCTGGTAGAGCGCATTTTAAGCGCACTACTGGTGCTAATTTAAAGCGTCCTGTAAAGTCTGGAGATAATCCAAGACGTGGTAGTTTTTTGTCAAGAATGGGTAATATGAAAGGGCCAGAACGTGACAGTAAGGGAAAGCCTACACGATTACTACTTAGCCTTCGTGCGTGGGGTGCAAGTAGTAAAGCTGATGCTCGTAAAAAAGGAAAAGCAATCAGCAAACGCAACAAAGCCAAAAAGAAAAAAGGAGACTGATATGCCAGGACATTATGGTGGTGGTATGATGAAGAAAACTAAGAAAGCAAAGAAGCAAGCTGCAACAGCTATGTCTATGAAGAAAGCTAAGAAGAAGCCTAAGAAGAAGATGTAACGTCAGACTGCTCGTTAATACAATTCTGGCAGATAATATTTCTGGTTCTTACAAACTCTATAAGTTTCTTAATCGGTAGCTTTATATAGTTTCTTACAAGTCCGTCTGGATGCCTGAAGCATAATGCTTTGTGTGATTTATTATATCCGCAGCTTTGGCATCCTTGTGACTCTTGATATTTATTAAGCCAGTATCTTCTTCTTTTGTATCTGAGATAATATTTTTGTTGTCTTGCTTTTGTTTTTGCAACTTGTTTTAAATATTTATCTTCTTTGAACTTTACAAATGCATCCCAATCAGCGTAAGATTGTTTCAAATCTTTCATGGATTTTGTCCTCCCTTGTCAATAACTCCCCCTGTCTAGTTCCCATCTAAACAGGGGGTTTTTTTTAATTGAATGGTGAGTTTATTTTTTTGATAGCTGGTTGGAAAGGATTACCCACACTACCATCATTAATTACTTCAGAAATACGAAGGTTAAATTTCTTTTTACCTCTCCTAGTTTCAAAGTTTGATGCCCATAATTGTATAGAATATTCTTTGCCTGCTTCAAGTGTTACTGTTTCTGCATCTATCGAACTTGTATTCTTATTCCAAGTACCAATTTGTGTAATATTCTGACATAATAAATTCTCATTTTTTGTTTCTGTTGGTTCAAACAAAGTTGCTTCCATTATTATATTATACTCTGCCATCTTCTACTCCTATTTTGATGTTATTTCTGTCCATTTATTGTTATAAAGTTTTTTAATTATCTTGTGATCTATTGGATATCTTTGTTCTATTTCCGATAAAAATGCTTCATTCTTTTTATACCAAGAATTAGCATCCTCTATTGTCACAAAATTATTTATGTGAAACTCACACTGATATACTTTAAATTCAAAAGTATCTAATTCTCTAACTTGGTCTTGAGTTTGTGTATCCCTAATAATAGATGGCCCATCTTCTATAGGCTCTTCTATTTCACGTTCAGGTTGTGGTTTTGGCTGATTTGTAAACCGATTAGGGTTTTGAAAACTATCAGCTTCTTCTTCTGAATACACAAACCCAGATGCACCTATGAGTTTAAGTATTACCCTGTCTTTGGCACGTTTCTCAGACATGGCAAATGGATAGCTATTCTTAGAATTATGTGGACTAGCTTCACCTATTGACCATGCTGTTTTATCACCATTAGTTCCTTGTACAAGCATAGCAACAATACCTTTTTC